CGCCACTTTTACGCCGTCTTTGCAGCGTGGCGTGAACGCAATCGAGATAAGATACGGCGCGAGCATCAAGAGTGGGAAGAGGCTAACCGGGACACAGTGCGCTTGCATAAGCGCGCCTCCCAAGCACGTCGGCGATCAGCACGGGGCCGAGGAAGTCACACAAAGCAAGACATCCTTCGCCAACTGAACGGCCAAAAGAATCGTTGCTGGTGGTGCCAGAAGAAACTCGACAGATACCACGTCGATCACAGGATTCCTCTCGCCAAGGGAGGATCAAACGGACCTGAAAACATCGTAATTGCGTGCCCTAAGTGCAATCATAGCAAGCACGCTAGAATGCCGTGGCAAATAGACAATCCACGATTGCTCTAGAGGCGAGCCGGTCTTCATCCACACGACCCCGCTCCGGCGGGGTTATTCTTTATCTGGAGCAATGAACTATGAGCAAGAAGCTAGGCAATGCCTACCGCCTCTTCATCGGAGACGGTGCTGGCACGGAAGTGTTCGCCGAAATCGCTGGTCAGCAGGATTTGTCGATCTCGCGTTCGAGCGCGACCATCGACACCTCGACCAAAGACAACTTTCCCTACGGAACGCAGGCCCCCGGCCTGAAAACGCTGTCGATCAGCTTCAACCTGATCCCCGACCTTCCCGATGCGGATGGTTACGGAGAGCTGGAGACGCAGGCGCTTTCGACCGATCCGCAGCCGTGGAACTTCCAGGTCAAGACCGGCTCGACGGTGGTTTACGAAGGCTCGATGTATATCACCGACTTCAACACGTCATTCGGCCAGAATGACTCGGTGAAGGTGACGGGAACGCTGGTTGCCGCCGCTGCGCCGACCACTGACACCCTCGGCTAAATCGGATGAAGATCGGCGGGGCCGGTGAAATCCCGGCCCCAATGACGAAAGGGCGTTTGTGCCGAAAAAGACTGAGACGATAGCGGTCGATAATCGCGGCCAGATCAGCGTTCGCTTGGGCGGCGCGGACTATGTGCTGCGCCCGTCCTACGAGGCGATTGAGGCATCCGAGGAAGAGACAGGGCTGTCCCTGTTCGACCTTGCCACCCTCGCCTCGAATTGCCGCATGAAGGTGAAGGACATGGGGGTTGTCGTCGCCGCGATGATGCGGGCGCACGGCAAGGAAAACCCCGACGATCCGATGAAGACGCAATATCTCGGCGCGAAGGCGGACAAGATTTCGCGGCTTATCCATGAGGCTGGTCCGGCCAAGATCATGGGGCGCTTGTCGATTCTTCTCAGCGGGGCCTTGCTCGGAGGCTATACCGCGTCGGGGGAAGCGATAGCGGCGACGGAGAAGTAGAGGCCAACCCTCGCCGCTCGTTCATGGGCCTTGCCGCCAACCTGTTTCACTGGTCGCCGCAAACTTTTTGGCGGGCGACTCCGCACGAGTTCTTTGCGGCTTACGAGATGTGGCAGCGGATGAACCCGCCGCCCTCTGACTTTTGATCGGGGAGAGGCATGGCAACTCGCGACACTGCCCAGCTTATCCTCGAAATCGACGCCAAGGTTGCAACCGCCCAGCGTGATTTGAATCGGCTTGCCCGTTCCGTTCAGCAGGACGCGGCTGGCATGGGCAAGTCGCTCAGTGATGTCGAGGCGTCCGGCCAACGGATGGCGAAGTCGCTCGGCAGCATTTCCAACCGCACCCGCTCCGGCTTCACCCAGCTATCGTTCCAGATCGGCGACGTGTCGCAGGGCCTCGCGATGGGCACGAAGGCGAGCACGATCTTCGCCCAGCAATCGGGACAGGTCATTCAAGCACTTCAGATCATGGGCGGCGAAGGCAACAAGTTCCTTCGCTTCCTCGGCGGGCCGTGGGGGCTGGCGATTTCCACGGCCGCCGTCGTTCTCGGCTCGTTTGCCGGAAAGCTGTTCGATTCCGGCGACGAAGTAGGCAAGCTCGTTGACAAGATGAAGGAGCAGGCCAAGCAGGCCGCGCTCAACCGTGAAGCCGATGAGGCGTGGAAGCGGACCATCGAAGGGCTTACCGAGGCGATCCGCAAGCGTCGCGAAGAGCAGGAAAAGCAGCTTAAAACAGACATCCAGGCGGAGCAGGCTTCGCTTGCCGGGGCGCGTGAAGAACTCGCACGAGCGCAAAACGAACTGACTATCACCCGCGCACGTGCGGCGGCGGCGGAAAAGAATCTCGCCAACCTGAAGAACAGCCCAACGGGACTGACCGAGGACGATGAGCGAGCGCGCGCGGCTGCGATCCAGCGGGCACAAAAGCGCGCGGACGATCTCAGGTTGCAGGTTTCCACGCTTGAGCGGGCGGTAACGGACGCGCAGCGCAGCCTTCGCGGCGCGCAGGCGACGATTTCAGAGCGAACCGTCGAAGAGAAGCTCGATCCCGTAAAGAAGGCGACCGACGAATACACACGCACGTTGGGCGATCTCCGCGATGCGCTGCAAGCCGGGAGCATTTCACAAAAGCAATTCGAGGACCGGCTTGAGTCCGCGAAGAAGAAGCTCGACGCGGTAAAGGATTCGGCCAAGGGTGCCGGCCGCGAGTTTGGACGCCAGATCGACTTCGCGCAAGCCTCGCAGATTGCTCGTTCGGCGGGTCTTCAGGTCAACAGCGCGTATCGTTCGCCAGCGGCCCAAGCTGCGCTTTACAACAATCCGGCGGTCAATCGTCCCGGCAATCCCGTCGCCCCTCCCGGCGCATCTGCCCACAATGGCGCGAACGGCAAGTGGGCAATCGACATCCAGATCACGGATGGCGTCACTCCCGGCAAGATCAGGAAAATCTTTGCCGATCAGGGCGTGAGCCTCAGCAAAATCCTCAAGGAAAAGGGCCACTTCCACATCGAGGGAAGCCGGTCTGAGGCCGCGAAGGCTGAGAATGAGGCGCAAAAGGCAGCGGAAGCCGCAACCCGTCAGCAAAACGACTTCGAGGAACAGCGCGACAGCCTAAATCAGCAACTTATCCGCGCGCAAGCCTCGCTCGTTACAGGCATCGACGCACAGGCTCGTATATCTGAAAAGCAGATTTTCGCTGACGAAGAGCGGGCTAACACCGCGATTCATAATAACCTTGAGGAAGGCAAATACGGCGAGGCGACCAGCGCGGTAGCAAAGGCCCGCGCCGCCGAATTGCTTGCGCTCAATCACTCTGTCGCAGTTGAGAAACTGAAGTCTGTCGCGCTCGAACGTGACCTTGCCCACATTCGGGATCAAGATGAGGCAGATCAGCGTCGGTTTGAATACAAGGCGGATGATCTTCGCTTTGCCGATGAGATGGCGACGACGCAGGCGGAACACCGTCGCCTCCAGCTCGAAATCCTCGATGTCGTCTATCAGCAAAAAGAGGCCCACCTTCGGGCGCTAAGGGCCGAGCTAGAGCGCGCCCGCACGATTGAAAACGCTGCGGACATCGACAAGCAGATCGCCAATATTGACGAGCAGATCGGTCGTCTCCCGACGGAAAAGGCGCACGATACGCAGCGCACCCTGAACGGGACAATGAACCCGCTGGAAGCGTGGGCACATCAGGTTCCGAAAACAGCCGCGGAGATCAACGAGGCCCTACAGTCGATTGAGGTTCGGGGCATTGAAAGCCTCGCGGACGCTCTGACCGGCGTCATCATGGGGACGGAATCGCTGGGCAAGGCGTTCAAGAACGTAGCCCGGTCGATTATTGCCGACATTATCCAGATGACGATCCGGATGCTGATCTTCAAAGCGATCAGCGGGCTGATCGGGGGAGTCGGGCCTGCGCCCGCGCCATCGGCAAAGGGCAACGTCTTTTCGCGCGGCAACATCACCCCGCATCGCCGCGGCGGAGTGATCGGCTCCTACACCGTCTTCCCCATGTCCGGCGGGCGTCTCGGGTCAATGGCAGAGGACGGGCCGGAGGCAGTCATGCCGCTCACCCGCGACCCGTCCGGGCGCTTGGCGGTTCGGGCGGTCGGGAACGCTGCGAACAATAACCAGTCCGGCCCAATCGAGGTTCACGTTGTCGTCGATGCTTCCGATGACTTGATGGTGAAGGCCGCTGTTGTCGCGGATCAGCGGATTCGCGTTGCCGAGCCTCGGATCGTCGGGCGCTCCGTCAATGCGACCATGCGAACGGCGGGACGGCCTACGCTCATGGGGAGGCGATAGGTGGCCCTTATCTCAGCGCCGCCGCTGGGAATTGCCAACATCGAATGGACCCTTGATCGACCGGCTCAGATCAACATCGACCTCGTTAACAAGCGCACGGTCGGCACCCCGCTTTATGGAAAGTGGTTCGCGTCCGTCGATCTCGCTCCAATCGTGGGGGAAAACAATTTTCGGCAGGTTCGCTCGTTCCTGTTCCGCTGCAACGGGGTGGCGAACTCGTTTCATCTCGCGGCATCCTGTGCGGCGCAAAACGCGAATAGCGGCGTCACATTGTCCGCCGGGGCTTCCGCTGGGGACACGTCAGTAACGATCAGCGGCGCGGCAACGGCCCTTCTCGACGGCCAACTTGTCACGATCAACAACCAACTGCTCCAGCTTACCGAAGATCAATCCGGAAGCACGATCACCTTCGAGCCGCCGCTTCGCTCTGATGTCAGCTCGGGTGCGGCTGTGGAAACGGCCAACCCTTACGCGCTTGTCCGCATGGCGTCCGGCGCCATCGCTTACGAAATCTCTGTCGGGCATCGGTTCGATTGTTCGTTCGCGGTCGAGGAGGTTGTAAGTGCCTGACCTCGACGCAACCGCCGTAACCGCGACACAGACCGGCTTTGCGGCGGCATATTACTTGTTCCTCGACATCAACGGCGACCCGCTCCGGGTGACGACCTACGGCAAGGACGTGACGTTCTCGGCCACCGGGGATTCGGACCTTGACGGAACCTATAACGCATTCGGCGGGCAGCTTCTCGACTTCGGCCCGATCAGCAATTCGGAAAGCGGCTCCGATACCTTTTCGATCACCCTGTCCGGCGTTGTCAGCATGGACACGACGCTCATCAATGAGATGGGCGACAAGTCCAAGTGGCAGGGGCGGCTCTGCCGGGTGTGGATGCAGCTTTACGATCCTACCGGGGCTACGGAACAGGGCGCGATTGTCCCGCTGAAATTGGGCTATATGTCGTCGGTTTCGGTTGGCGGGCGACCGGGCGACCAGTCGATCACGCTTTCCGTCGAAAGCTGGCTTGCTGCGTTCAACCAGGCGTCGAACCGCTCCTATCTCAATCAGGCCGATTACGACGCTTCCGATACATCTGCGCAAGCGACCATAGCCTGCTCCAACGGGATGCGGCGGGACAGCGGGGCATCGGGCGGCGCGACCCCCGCGCCAAGCGGCCCCGGCGACAGCTACGGTTACACCGGCGGCGGCGGTTACAGCAGTTATTCGCCTTATCCCGACAACGGTTCGGTTCAATATGACAACCCGAACTATCTCAGGACGAGCCGGGCATGAGCCGCCATCCGAAATGGGAGGCGCGGCTGAGCGAGTTCGTCGCGAAGAACCGCAAGCGGCCTTACGAACCGTCGCGCTTCGATTGCCTTCTCATGCCCGCCGAAGCCGTCAAGGCGGTAACAGGCAAGGATCACGGGCGGGGGCATCGCGGCAAATACAAGAGCACGGCGTCGGCTTACCGCTACCTGCAAAGCCTCGGGTTCAAGTCGCCGGAAGAATATCTCGACAGCCTGTTTGAGACGAAGCCGGTCGGGTTCGCCCAGCGGGGCGATCTCGTTCTTGTGAGAACGGAAAGCGGCGACAACCCCGGCGTCTGCATGGGCGATTTTGCCTTTGTCGCGGGTGAAACGGAATTGCTGCGCGCGCCTCGCGCCCTGTGGCTGAAAGCGTGGGCGATATGAGCAAGTCGATCCTCTCCATCGGCCTTTCGGTTGTCGGCCTCGCGCTAATGGCGATTCCCGGCATCGGAACCGCGCTTGGTCTTGGCGCGCTGTCAATCGCCGGGGCCAGCATTTCGGTTGCGTCGATTATCGGCTTCGGGCTGATGATTGCCGGGAGCGTATTGCTTGGCCCCGCAAAGCCGAGAATGCCCGCCAGCCTGGGCAATGGGGGAATCGACCGGCTCTATAGCACCCTCGACCCGACAACCCCGCGCAAAATCCTGTTCGGGAATACCGCCGGGGCAACCGACGTTCGCTATCAAGCCTACACCGGCTCGGACCAGGAATATCTCGAACAGATCATCTGCGTTGCCAGCCACGAAGTCGATTCGATCTACGAACTGTGGTTCGACAATGAGAAGGCGTGGGATTCTACCGCTGGCGTCGTCTCGAAATACGCCAGCTTCCTTACGGTCACGACCCGCACGGTTGGAACTTCGGCCAACGGGATCGCGATAGATAGCGTCTGGACTTCCACGGCCACCCTTACCGGCTGCGCTTACATTCACCTGAAGATGCTGTTGATCCACGATTCCGGCGACGGGACCAATGACAGCCCCTTTGCCACCGGGATCACGAACCGGATCACCATCCGGGCGAAGGGGGCGCTGCGTTACGATCCGAGACTGGACAGCACCGTAACGGGCGGCTCCGGAACACACAGGGCCGACGATCAATCGACGTGGGCATGGGATGACGACGGCTCGCGCAATCCCGCGCTCCAGCTTCTTTGGTATCTGCTCGGCTGGCGGATCAACTCGAAACTAGCCGTAGGCATGGGCCTACCGAAAGCCCGCATCGATCTCGAATCCTTCATTACCGCCGCCAATGCCTGCGACGAAAGCGTGACCCTTGCCGATAGCGGGACGGAACCGCGCTATCGCTGCGACGGGGTGCTTTCGGAAGGCGACGACCGCACATCGGTTGTCGAGGCTCTGTGTGCTTCGATGAACGCCGTGATGCGGGATTCCGGCGGCAAGCTGTCGCTAACGGTTCTCCATAACGATCTCGCCTCGCCGGTTGCCTCATTCGGCGAAAACAGCGTCATGGGTGAAATCCAATGGGATCAGACGCCGGACCTTTCCTCGACCTTCAACATCGTCCGGGGCCGCCGGATCGACCCTTCGGATAACGCCCTTTATCAGCCGGTCGATTATCCGGAGGTGTCGCTTTCCTCCCCTGACGGGATCGACCGGATCGACTCGGTTGATTATCCGCTGGTCCAGTCCAACGGGCAGGCCCAACGGCTCGCCAAGCAAAGGCTGGAGCGCAATCAATACCAGGGGCGGCTCCAACTCACCGGAAAGCCGGAATGGTGGCAGGTATCGGTTGGCGATCCGATTGAG